ACCAGATACTGACGGAACGCACTATCAACGCGATAGCGGAGGCGTTGGGATATACGGTGTCCGTGACGTTCAGACGGAAGAAGTAGGGCCGCAACCTCCACCCCTGCCACAAGTGGCTGAGGCCGGGAAGCTGCGAATGCAACTGATTAACCGGGACGATGCGCGTCTAGCGCTGTATCAGGCGATGAACGCAGCGGCGAAGCTGGGCAATCGTGACGATGACAAGCTGGTGGTTGCCGAGCTTGGGAAGATGGGTATCTATCTTGCGCGCCCAGACCTTTCGGACGCCCCCTCCCACGGCATAGGGCCAGAGCAGGAGGGCGGCTCTATTTAACTGACGGTGCTTGCGCCAGTAGTTCGGTTTTTCTTCCGCTATCAGCTGTCGTGCCGAACCAAAACGCCATGACTACTCCCCAAGCCGTGGTCAGGCTCCCCAACATCAGCAGCATAGCCTGGCTATCGCTGATCTGCATGTGACCCGTCATCAGGCCAATCAAGATGGTGAAATAGCCGACAGTGACAAACCCGGACAGCGCCGCAGGTACCCAACTGCGCGTGATTTTCATCATATCCCGGGCATCTCGCCTATCCCCGGCTGCGATGGCCTCCATGTCGGAAATTTGCTTGAACCCCAATGCCTGCATTTGCAGCGAAAACGCCTGATCGGCCTGCTTCAACGCAAGCATCTGTTCCGGGGTTGCGCCGCTGATGGCCGTTTTGATGGCGTCGGTTGTTTTCTCGCCAAGGCCCAAAGCATTTGCAGCCGCCTCTACAGCCATGCCGCCAAGCGGGCCACCCAGGGCCGTACCTATCCATGGGGCTACTGTGCGCACTATTGTGGTGAAATCCATTATGCAGCCTCTTTCAAGTTAGATGCAATGCGCCGCGCCCATCCCTTGCTAAAAATTTCCCAAGTGCTTAGCTTGGTCATGAATTCCAGCCGCTCAGCGTTGAATCGGGCGATCAGTTCGGCTGTCTCCCGCCGCTGTATCGCTGCCAATGTGAGCGGTCCAATAACTCCGTCATCAGCCACACCAATAGCCCTTTGCAAGAAGCGTATGGATTGCCCAATGCCGCTGTTCACCGCCGCATCAAATACCTGAAAGGCGATGATTGGATGCAGGGAGTCGCAATGTGCGCGGTCCCAGTAGTCGCGCTTATAGATGGATTTCGCCTGCTCGATGGTCAGACTTTTGATGTCTAAATCTGGATAGCTGCGCTTGCTTATGCCAAATTTTGTCTCCATGCCGGGGTCTCGCAAATCATTGACATAGCCGCCCTCCGAACCAATCAATCGCTCAAAAGCAGAGTCGAATTCAGTCATGCTTCATCCTTTGGAAGTTCGCGCGGCATGCCCTTGATCCACCATGACCACATAGCAAGCCAGATCATTTCTGATGCGTCCATTGTTGTGCGGCCAAAACATGAATATCATTCAATCGTCCGTCAAAGCGCTCCAGCATCTTTTCCAGCCGATCATTAGGAACATAATGCCTGGCCACCTCCAATTGATGGTCTGCAAGTGTGCTGGCCGTACTTTTCGCCATGTCATAAATCTGTCTGGCAAACCAGCCTATCACCCCAGTGATGATGCTCAGAAAAAAGATCGCTATCGGCACGATGATCTGCATGTATTCCATCAGCGCACCTTGACGTGATAACCATCCGGATCAAACGGCCCGAGCATGTATTTTTCAATGAACCTTGCTATCGTTCCACGCCAATCACCACGGCGTTGCAAGCGCTCCAGACGAACGGAAAACGTATACTCCCCATGCCTTGGCCTGTCCCATGTCAACACCGTTAATTCGGTGTAATTCAGGATGATATCGAGCGCCGCCGCCACCAGGGTAACGGGTGTGATCAGCCGCCACCAGCCGCCGCGTTCGGCCTGGATGCCGATGATGTACAGCGGCCAGAGGATGAGTAGCGATATCATTGATCTACCTTTTTAAACGCTGCTTTTGCTTCGGCTGGCAAGCTGTTGACAATGGCCGCATACCTGGCGATGACGGCCATTTTCAGGCTATCGATATCTGTTGCAGCGGTTACGGCTGGATGCGCTGGCAGATCAAGCAACGCCTGGCGCACAGCCACGGTTGCCGCCGCCGTGATCACATCTCCGGATTCTCGGGCGGCAAAGCCAATCCCGGCCACCCGGTTCAAATACGCCTCCCGCTTCACGCGAAACGCCGCCAGCTCTGCGGCCTTTTGCGCCGGGAAGTTCACTACCCAGCCGCCATCAACCCAGATGTGATCCGGTGACGGGCGTTCTGTGACCTCGATAGAACCTTCGGCGACATACTCGCCGTTGTAGTAGTTTCCATCGGGGGTGATGTAGTGGCCCATGATCACTCCCACGTTATATTGATGCTGCCAGCGTCAAAGGTATTGGCCCCGCTTGAGAGTAGTTGAATGCGGTCAACGATTCCGGAAATCACCACAGAGCCGCCGCCTGTCAATGCAATCGCTGCATCGCTTCGGCCAATATTGATGGCGCAGCACCATGTGTTAGTAGCAGATGACAGCAATGTCAGCGTGACAACACCTTCCAGAACGACGTTTGAGCCGCCGCCGATGAGCAAAAATCCTGTACTGAACTGCGCCGCCGCAATCGCGGGTGTATTGGCCAGCGTGACCGATGCCCCGGAATAACCCGCCGCCGTGAAGCTGCCCGCGCCAATTTGGATAAGGTAGTTGTCGGTGCCGCTCAAGCTGACGCCACGAATATTCATCGTGATCTTCTTGGCCCAGTTGGGAATTCCGGTAAACCCAGCAGTTGTGCCGCTGGTGGTCGTCAGGGTCGTGCCGCTGGTGCTTTTTTGCCACAGTCCGGTGATAGCTTGCCCGCCTTGGCCCTGGATGGTGCTGGGGGCCGTCGCCCAGGTTCCCGCCGTGGCCTGCGTGCTTTCAACATAGCCGACCACGCGGAATGGAACGCTGGCGCGAGCCGTTGCGGAATAAATCACGCTGGCACTATCCGCCGCGCCTGCGCCGCCCTCTGCTGTTGTCGTAATAAGCGTGGTTTCGTCAAGATTGGCGCTGCCCGCCAGATTGACCGCCGCCAGTTCAACGGTTCCAGCATTGTCTATGGCAATGACCGCAATGCGCGAAGCTATGGCGCTCAAGGAGCCAAGCGTCGAACCGGAGGAAATCACCAAGGAAATCGCTGTATTGATAGAGCGCTGATTGGTCGTGCCGCTGCCCAGCGTGGCTGACCTGAAATTAAGTGAGCATGGGTTAAGCGTCAACGTCAATGCGCTCGATCCGACCGATGCGGTAATGGGCGCGATGTTTTCGGAAATGCCCATTATGTTCCGGACCTTCACGGCGTTCGGAAGCGACGGGTTGATGGCCGAAAGAATGCCGTAGGACACGGCTGACAAGCCCGAATCCAGTACGGTCGAGTCATTGACGACAGTTACCGTCGTCAGCGTTGTGAAGGCAGACGTGACAATCGTTGAATAGGCCGTGCCTGCGGTATTAGAGGTCTGAATGCGCCGCCCAGGCTGAAAGGTCGAGGTTTGATTGCCTGCTACCGTGAATGAGGTGGCGCTGACGAAAGTAGGCGTACCAGCAAACGCGATCCACTCGGAGTTTGCCGGAGAGTTAACCGGGTCATTGATGCCCCAGAGGTTATCGATGGTCCAGATTGGCGACGTAGGCGGGTCTGTGTCGGTCGATGGCGCATAAACGATCTTGTACGATTGGCCTTGGGTCCACCAGATTTGATTCGTCGGCTCCCCAAGGGCATTCAAAACAATCGGATTCGCGTCTGCCGATGCCCCGGTGGAATCGGTGTAGGTGTTTTGCTTCGTGCTGGTGCTGCCCGCGACGTAGAAAAACAACTTGTTGCCCACAGCTGGATTACCAGCCGAATCAACGAACTGCGGTTTTGGACCCAATGCACTCGGATTTACGGCCATGACGGCTCCTTATAGGTATAGAATGAATCCCTCATTTCTTGAAGGAGTCCAGCAATGGAGTTCACCGATTTCATGCTTTGGAAGCTCGGCATTCTTGCCGTGCTAGCGTTTTTGTATGGCATTTTCAAGTCCATCACTGCGCCCCGGAAATAGGCGCACCGCGCAACAGCAGCTGTTGAACCTCCGGGTTCTGTAGCAAGTCAGCCAGACGGCTATTGCCCGCAGGCTGGGCCAGTTTGTTCTGCACGAGCTTGGACAACGCCAGTGATCGTGCAGCGGGCCGCGCCAACACGCCAGCCATCACGGCAGGGTTCCCGGTTGCTGCACTTCCAAGGCCACCCGCCGCCCAATCTAATGGGCTGGTTTGCGGCAAACTTCCCATTTTCTCCACGGTCTGCACGGCCTTCGGGAAGCGCAGGGCAAACTCTGCGGCCTGGCGCATTTCACCAGTCAAAGGCTTGCCACGTTCCAGCATAGAGCCCAGTTTTTTGGCGTCGATTGCTCCGGTCGTGGGATTCAGCGCCTTTTCTACCGTATAGGTTTTGGCGATCAACTGCCGCGCATCGCGGAATTCCTTAAGCAAGCCCTGCTGCCCGGAGATGGACAGATGGTCTTCTATGGCGTTTTCCAGCGCATTGGCGGCGGACTTGCTGGCGCGTGCTACATCGGTGTTTCCGGTGCGGAAGGCGTCATCGGCCGCGCTGCGCAACTCCTTGATTTTGGCTACCGCAGAGCCCGCATCAAAAGACGGCGAGCGCAAAGACTCCACCAGGTCCAGTACGGGGCTTGTTTTGGCATTCGGGAAGCCTTGCGCAGCCTTCTGATAAGGTGCAGCAATGTTGTCAAGTGCGGAAGCATACGACTTGCCAGGGGTAATAACACCAGAATTCCCAATCGCTTCATAGGCTTGTCCTGCGGTGTTGCGGATGTCGCCAAGAATCTGTGGTGTGATCTGCGTTCCCTTCGTCAATCCCAAATCCCGCCCAACAATATCGGCGGTAACCTCGGCATTTCGGGCGCTGGCATTCTGGGCAGTGGTAAGCTTTCCAGCGAATCCCTCCAGAGTCCGGTTCGCCAATGTGGGCTTGGCCTGACTAGGCGGGATCACATAGCCCAATGCATTGGCTGATTGGATCGCTGCCAGGGCTTCGGGTGTTTGTGCTGGCCCCTTGATCACATTGCCGATTTTTGATCCGGCCAGCCCCGCCAACTTCAAAACAGAAGGTGCAGCGCCGCCAATCAGCGCGCCCAACCCAGCCTCTTCCGGATTGACCAGCCCAGCAGAAGCGCCGCCTACAGCAGCTCCAGCCCCGGTGCGCAGCCCCAGATCAACCGCTTTAGCGCCCAGCCCGACAGGCGCAAGCCCGGTTGTCATGCCACTGGAGCCTAGCGCAGCTGTGACCGGCGCGGCAATCGATGGCGCAACCCTGCCGAGAATGGCCCCCACGGGCTTGGCCAGCACGCCACCAATGGGAGCCGTTCCGGCGATCTCTGCGCCCAGCTTGCCGCCCTTGTACATCCACGAATTCGGGTCAGCGCCGACGCCCTTCAGGTTTTCTTCCAGACCTTGGCGGCGGGCGGCGTTTTCTTCTGCCGACTCAAAAGGACGTGCCAGCGTGGCCCCGATAGAGCCCGCGCCGCGCACGCCACCAGCCAGCAGATTGAGCGCACCTTGGGAGATTTTCATGCCCAAAGATGCATCATCGGGTTGGCCTTGGGTCGGCGAATAATCCGGGGCCGGGGCTTGTGCCGCCCTCTTCCCGCCATCAATGCCCTTGACGGTCTTGACGAATTCCTTTTCCGCGCGGCTCTGCACGGCGTCCGGCGTAATATCGTCGGGCGCGTTCTGGTAAACGTGGCTGGTGCCATCGGCAAAGGTAACGGTGATATTGCGCGGCATTACCGTTTACCAGTTAGAAACCGATGCGCCAGCTTTGGTTTTGGCCGGTGAGGCCTGGAAATCGCCGGTCACGCCATTTTGACCAGCGTGTCGTTCATTGATTTGACGGATAGTCTGCATTGCCGCCTTCTTTTGCTCGGCGGGAATGGTGCGGTCGCCAATCTGGCCCGCCATTTGCTTATACAGCAACACATCCTTGTCGGACTGCGGGCCGGACATTTTCGGCATTTTGGAAATCAATGCGCCTTCTAGGGCGCGAAGTTGGGCCGCCGCCTTTGCGCCTTCGGTAGCCCCGCCAAATGCGCGCCCGACCTCATCAATGCCGACGCCCGCATAACTATTTGTGGCCTTGTCAATCAAGGGGCCAGCTTGATCCAAAAGCGA